TCTACACGCATCTATATGTATTCCACCAGTTCTATGTTTCAATACATTTGCAACGATAGAGTTTTCAGATAGTGGTTTTCTTGCAAGAACAATAGGTTCGTGTGCAGGCTTCAACGCAGTTCCCCAACCTTCCCATTCAGATGTTCCTACTGTTATTTCTTCTTCTACCTCTTGACCAAATGCACCAGCACCTATTGCAGTTCTTTCCTCTGCTTGAGGCATACCCTTATTAGAATGTGTCTTTGTTTGTCCTGTCTTTACTCTTTCGTTACCTAATTTCTTATCTACACTTTTACCTAAATTTAAACTCTTTGGAAACCCACTACCATACAACCACATTATCTGGTCACGAATATCAAACCCAGCATCTTCTATTGCAACAGCCATTCTATGATATGTTCGACTACCAGAGAATGCAAGTAAATGACCACCAGGCTTCAATACTTTCATAAACAGTTCCCAAGTTTCTTTGCGAAACGCAATATCACCACCGTCCCACTCTTTACCCATAAAACCTTTTGACTGTCTTTGAAACGCACCATCTTTATCTTTTGCTGGTGCAGAACCTTCTTTACCAAATCTTTCTACAATAGATGTGAGATGATAGGGTGGGTCAGTTACAATCGAATCAACTTGCACACCCTTATCAACTAACTTCTGTACTTCTTCTAAACAATCACCATTAACTAACATGACTAAAATTTTTCACCTTTTCAAATTTAATTACACTTCTGAATTTATCAAATAGTGTATCACCTTTATGACTTATAACAAATACGTTTTCTTTTGTCAAGGTATTTAATATCTTGAGAAACTCATCTGTACCTACACCATCTAAACTACTATCGAATATCTCATCTAATATTAATAGATTAGTATTTGTAGAGTTCTTCATCTTTGCGATAGCTCTCCAAGTAAATAATAATGCAAGGTCTATTCTCATCTTCTCACCCTCACTAAATGACGCATAGGTAAACTCATCTCTATATCTGGACTTGATTGTTTCTTCAAAGTTCTCATTCAATGTAAAGTTTACATAAAACTCCATAGATGTAAGATAAGTGTTTATTAACTTATTCATAATCGGTAGATACTGTTTGATTATCTTTGTCTTGATACCACTATCTTGTAACATAGATTTACTTGCCTCTAGATACATTTTATCCTCACGCAGTTTATGTCTAAGTTCTTTTACTTTCTCTAGATTGTCTTTCAAGTCTTTTAGTTTATCATCATCAGCTTTACCTACACCACCCTCTTGAAATGATTTCATTTCTGTTTCTAGTTGTGTGTTAAACTTCTCTAGTTCTGTAATTGAACTAATCAACTGTGCAACCTTTACATCATTATCTCTTATCTTTTTTGTAATCTCTTTTATTTGTTTTGACCTTTTAGTTTTTTCATCTAGTTCAATCTTAAGTTGTTTCATACCTTTGACAATTGTTTCAACATCTTTTGTTTTTTCTGTTATCATATTTTCTTTGAAGTCTTTATCAATAGTTTGCTTACACTCTGGACACTCATCATTATTTTTATAGAACTCTATTTTCTTTGCGTGGTGTTTATGTTTTTCTACAAGTGTAGATTTGATATCATTTAATTTTATGAGCTTGTTTTCTACCTCATCACCATCTTCTATATCTTGTAATAACATTTCATTTTGTGTCTTGAGAGTTTCTTTATCTTTTACTTTGTCATCTATAATATCTTGGTTCTCATCTATCTTTGATAATTTATCTCTTATAATCTTATCTTTATTTTTCTTTAGGTCTTCAATATAGTTTTCTTGTAGACCTATCTTTTCTTCTGTAATCTCTTTATTATAATCCACATCTCGTAATTCATCAGCTACATCTTTGAGTTGGTTCTTGACTAACATATTCATCAGAGAGAATATCTTTATATCTAATATCTCCTCAACAACTTCTCTTCTATGCACAGACTTCAATTGCATAAACGGAATGAATGATGCATTACCAAGTATAACCACTTGTGTAAAACTTCGATAATTTAATTTAAGGATATTTTGTTCTAGATACTTTTGATAATCTCTAGAGCTTGCATCTTGGTTCACTAACTTATCATTACAATAGATTTCAAACTTGTTAGGTTTGATACCACGCATTACACGATATTCTCTTGTACCAATTTTAAATTCTATCTCAACAACTGTTTCTGTGTTGTTTACTGAATTAACAAGTTGTGCTTTCTTAATTACACGAAATGGTTTATTGAATAGTACAAAACATAGTGCATCTAGTATGGTAGACTTACCAGCACCATTATCACCCACAATCAAAGTTGTAGGCTGCTTATCTAAATAAATTGTAGTAAAAGTATTTCCAGTAGACAGGAAGTTCTTCCACTTCACCGATTTGAATATTATCATATATCTAAGTCTTGAGCTTCCGTATATAAAGTTCTTACTTCATTCTTCAATCTATTTTTATTTAAGTCAACTGGCAACTCGTCCACATACTTATTTAGTAGTGTAATAGTATCCTCTGAATTTTCTACAATATCATCAGAAACACTATTCGCATCTAAATCAGTAAAGTCTTCTATTATCTTTACTTCGTGTGTATCAATCTTCAGCAACTTATCAATAAATCTATCAAACTGATATAAGTCTTTTTTATTTACAACTACAACTTTAATAAACTTATGTTTATACTTTTCAACATTTACATTTTCGTAATTAGTTGTTGTATCATCATAATATATTTTATCAAAGATTGTCAAGGGATTTATCACCCTGTCTAGCTGTCTTGTTTCAGTATCGAATATATGAAAACCTTTTGGGTCATCATAATCATTCCAATATATTTCATAAGGTGTTCCCAAATAAAATATCTGTCCGTCATCAGACTTGTGATGAAAGTGTCCACTCATCACTGTATCAAACTTTCTAAATGTAGATTTGTCATATCCATGTTCAGATATGATTGCAGTTTTGTTCATTTTAAAACCATTGATATCTAAATGACCCATACATATCTGAGCCTTTGTTTCATCTATCATACCCATTGCATAGATATAGTTCTGACTATTAATCCAAGGCATAAACAATATAGGTAATCCATCAAAGGTTACTTCTTGTGCTTCTGGATATAGATGTATCTTTTTATATCTATCGTTAATCAGTTCTTGTAATGAGTTTACATCATTTGTATTCTTGTAAAAGATATCGTGATTACCAACCAATGCGTGTAGTTCTATATCTAGAGCTTGAAATGGTAATATAAATCTTTCTCTAAAGTTCTTTGCAATACGATAGGATACAAACTTACGTCTGTCTAATACATCTCCTAAATGTATAACAGTTTTGATATTATGTTTCTGTAAATAAGGAAAGAACTGTCCCTCATAAAACTGATAAAAATATTCATCAAACTGTACACTATCGTTTCTTGCACCGAAGTGTGTATCAGTTATTATCGCTATCTTCACTTTTCTTTTCCATAAAATTTTCTAAACCTTCTGGTTTATCTACTTTGTTTTTCTTTTTCGGTTTATATACCGCTTCGTCTGGTAACATAATCGTTGGGTCAAAACCACTAACACTATAAGAATTTTCATCTCCTTCCATAGTTACAAAGGCTCTGTAATCTTGTTTCTCAATCAACTTATGTTTAACGTGTGTTTGTTTCTTTTCTCTTTGTATTCTTCGTATAAACGCATAGTATATAATCTGTGTAAAATATGCAAATGGATTATTAGATTTGTCTGGATTAAAATTATGAATATACTGTAAACAGTTTTCTATGCCATCAGAAACCATATCGTCTTTGAAAGTATAGTTCATAAAATTAGGTTTGTGTGATAAACCATTTGCAATCTTTAAAAAACACTCACCTATGTAATTAGAAACTCTTGGTTTCTCTTCACCCATTTGTTCTGCTTCCTCACACTTCTCTTTCCAGTCCTTCATTGCCTGAAGAAATACTTTATTGTCTACATAGTGTGCTGTACTTTTTCTTTTTGCCATATAGAATCCTTCTCGTATATTTGTACTATAATACTAGAAATCTGCATATTTGTCAAATAATATTTTATTACTTTTTTTACTTGACAGATTGGTAAAACACCAGTAAACTAATCCTTGAGGTTCGGTGAGATATATTAATGTATGGTCTTCTTATCATTAAATAAGTAATCTTTTAAATCTGATTCTGTTAAATCATCATCTACTTCTAATTTACTACTCTTTTGTTTTTCACTTCTAATCTTTTCTACTCTTTCTTCTTTGGCTTCTTTTAATACTAATCCATCATAACTTTTTAATACATATTCATAATATCGTGTCATACCAACTGATGCTGGTGTCATTATAATTATTGAATTAGATTCTATAAAGAAATGTTCTTCATCTGAATAAGGTTGTATCCATCTGGTAAGAGCTAAAGATTCTGTTAATCCTTTTTTAGATATACGATTGACTGTTTCCATCTTGAGAGGTGTAGTCACTTTCAATCTACCATTTTCATTATCTAATACATTACATATCAAATCTTCACCGTTCTTTAATTTGATTATCTGATAACTACTCATAGTTTAATCCTATCTATTTTGTAATTGAATTGTTCTTCGTTATAGATATTTAGTCTTTCATTAAAGTGGTTGAGAGTGAAGTTTATCTTACTTTTATACGATAAGTCGTCTGACAAGTCGAACAGCCTAATGGAATCTTTGCTTGCACTTGTACGGAGTCCCCTACCGATTGACTGGAGAACTCTAATTCTACTCTTTGAAGGTGAACTGAACACGACATTGTTAATGTTCCTAATGTTAATACCAGTGCTAAATGTACCATAACTTGCAATAATAATTGCATTCTTTTCTTTCTCCACTATTCCTCTTATATCGTTTCTTGTCTTTGCATCTGTTCCACCATACACAAAGAATACTTTTCTATCAAAGTCTTTCATCAACTCGTAAAGAGGTTTCCCATGTTTTTCTACAAGTTGATACAAACAAAGTGTATTACCTTTTAGGCTATTACAAAGACCAGTAATAAAATTATTCCTATCAGGCTGTAATACCAGATAATCGATTTCTTCTGCATAACTATAATCCTTTACTAATTTACAATCTTCTTCTTTATGTTTTAAAACAATACATTCTATGTTTAGATTTGCAAGTGTTTTATTATCTATCAACTCTTTTGTTGATACAACTTTTTCTACTGCACCAAACAAACCTTCTAATACTAATCTATGTGTTTGTGTTCCGTCTAGTGTTCCTGTTAATCCAAATCTGTATTTACATAAATGTAGTTTAGTCATAATGTTTGTAAGTGATTTAGATTTAAACAGATGAGCTTCATCACCGATTACGCACCCAAACTGTTCAAAGTATTTTTTAGGCATCTTGTAAATAGATTGCCAAGTTGATATGACTACATCTTTCTCAACTTTCTTATCGTATCCTTGATAAATCTTTTGACAGTATGTTCCAGAACTCCACCCATAATCCTCAAAGTCAGAATACATTTGTTCTACTAAAGAAGTAGTGGGAACTAATATTAAAGTTTTTAGTCCCATCATCTTATAGTAACGAACTAGAGAATATATGATTAACGATTTACCTGAAGCAGTAGGAGAAACAAGAAGACCCCTATGTGACTTAAGAGCATACTCGATAGCATCAATTTGGTAATCACGCAACTTAATAGATTTACCTTTGGATTTGGGTTTAAGAGATTTAACAAATCCCTCCACAACTTGTCTACCAATTTCCTTAACATCTTCTACTCCTTCTTCTATATTTATCTCTATATCATTTCTATCACAGAACCTTTTGAGGTATCCCAGTAATCCAACATATATTCTACCAGTCGCAGTTGAGAACAATCGTATCTTTCCGTCCCACACTTTGTTTTTATATGCAGGCATAAATCTATGGCCTGG